GCATCTTTATATTTGATCATGAAGTCTGGATAATATCTATGCCACTTCCCATCAACAGGTGATTTATATGGGATTGCAATCTCTTCACTTTGCCATTGAATCACTGCATCATTTTTATCACAGTAAACCATGAACTTGCGTTCCCACAGAGAACGGTATACAATTTGTGTAGGATCACCTTTGTACTTTCGTGGATTTGATGGTTTGAATCTTCCACTATAAGCCATCTAAATAACCATAACAAGCCTCCTAATATTTAGAGCCGTTATGGCAATCAATCAATTCCGTGGTGGACGTTATAGAATTGAGGATATTCGACCTCGTTTTCAGACGGTCGCGACCGATAACGAATATCAAGTATTTTTCTCTATCAATGGTTTGGTAGGAGAGGAAGCAAGAAAGGCTGGAATTGATAGGAGATTCTTGACAGAGGATCTTGGTTTATATTGTACTGACGCTGTTCTTCCTGGATCTTCTTTCGCAGACTATGAGACTGTAGGTGATAGACAAGGTATTACTGAAAGAAATCCATACAGTAGAATCTATGATGATTTGAATCTAGTCTTTTACATTGATAAAGACTATAATGTTCTGAAGTTCTTTGAGTCTTGGATTGAATTTATCAATCCTCTTTATGGTAGCACTTCAACCCTGAGTAGAAATCAGGTCATGAAGATGAACTATCCAGATGATTATAAGTGTGAGATTGTAATTTCAAAGTTCAATAAGAATCTTAGATCTGGTTCATTTGAACTTGGTGGTTTTAATAATGGTATTCCTTCTGATATGAGGGAACAAGTTAGTTATAGGTTGTTCAGAGCATGGCCTCTTTCTGTTGGTGCAGTCCCAGTTTCATATCAAGGAATTAATTTATTGAGAGTCAGTGCTGTCTTTAGGTATGACAGATACATCATGAGTGGTGTTACCAAAATTAGAAAACCACTGATCGGTGAAAGTCTCAGAACCATCACATCTGATCCTGCAGGCACTACTCAACAAACTGTACCATCTTCACCAGCTGAACCAGTACAACAAACAAACCCAACACCTGAGGGTCAACCTGCAGGAAGTACCGATCCAGCTGCATCTCCCACACCACCTATTGACAATCCAGTTAATACAAACGGCCCAGGTTCTAAGTTTGCTCCTGTTGACAATGCGACTGGTTTCGGTGCAGACAATCCAGATGGTGTGTTATTGTTACCTAATGGAAAACCTGCATACGATCAAAACGGTAACCTCCAATCAATGTTCTAAATACTATCACTGAGTGACTCATTATGCCTTTACCAACAATTGCAACGCCTACGTTTGAACTGAATCTGCCATCTTCGGGAAAGAAAATCACATATCGACCTTTCCTGGTAAAAGAGGAGAAGGTTCTGATTTTGGCCTTGGAAACTGGTGATACCAAGGACATTACTAGAGCTATTAAGGATACTCTCAAGGCCTGTGTAAAGACCAGGGGAGTAAAGATCGATCAACTTCCTACATTTGATATTGAATATCTCTTCCTCAACATTCGTGCAAAGTCTGTTGGTGAAACTGTCAAGGTGTTGGTGACTTGTCCTGATGATATGGAAACTCAGGTTCCTGTTGAGATTGATATTGAGACTATTCAAGTTCAATTTGATGAAGAACACACCACTGACATTGAGATTGATGATCGATACAAATTGAGAATGAAGTATCCATCTCTTGAACAGTTTGTGAATAGTAATTTCACATTCACTGATCAGGATGATGTTTTTTCAATGGTTGCTACATGTGTTGATCTTGTTTATGACGAAGAGACTGCATATGATGACTTCACTGAAAAAGAAATGGTGAAGTTCCTTGAACAGTTCAATTCTAGTCAATTCAGAAGAATTGAATCTTTCTTTGATACCATGCCTAAATTGTCACATACCATCACCGTGACAAATCCCAATACTGGAGTTGAGAGTGAAGTTGTTTTGGAGGGACTGTCAAGTTTTTTCGCATAAGTATGGCTCATACGAGTGCTGAGTCATACTACGAACTTAACTTTTCTCTCATCCAGTATCATAAATACTCATTGACTGAGATTGAAAACATGATGCCCTTTGAAAGAGACATTTATGTTGCTCTTTTGAAGAACTACCTTGAAGCAGAAAAACTTAAGGCACAACAAGAGTACGGCATTCAACAATAATGGCACTAGGTATTGGCGCGGCACTTAATTTCTTAACACGAGCAATTGCTGTCAATTCTCTTCGTGGTAAAAAAGATGATGGTCTAGGAGATCAGGAGAATAGAAAGAGACTTGCTGCGCGTGCTTTTCTAGAAGGATACGAACCAGATAAAAGACTTTTTGCTAAGGGTCCTCAGGATGATGCGCCTGATGTTGTTATCCCAGAACCTCTTACAGAACCTGTAACAAACATTCTTCCTCAACAACAGAGAGTCGTTCCTCAGTTGGTTGCTCCTGGAGTCGCTGGTATTGCACCAGGAGAGGAAGATACTTTTATCTTACAAGAAATCAACAGATTAGATAGAAATATTTTAGCCATTGCTCAGGCAATGGAAGAGAATGCTAAAATTGATGCGGAATACAGAGCGAGTGTAATACAACAACAAAAAGAACAATTAGCTAGAAGAGGACAATCTAGATCTAGACGCAGAACTGAAAGAAGAAGAGGATTTCTTGGGGGTCTAAAACAACAGGCCGAACAAAGAAGACAGGCATTGTCTAGTAGACTTGTAAATGCTCGTAATGAACTTGGTAAAGGTTTTGCTGGATATGGTGCATTACTTGGTATTTCTGAAGCCAAAAAAAGAGAAGAAGCAATAAAAGAATTCTTCGATAGTATCCCTGGTAATATCAGACAATTCTTTGAAGATGCTAAAGAATCTTTACTTGGTCCAGAAAAACCCGCAACTATTCCACCAACCACTCCTCCATCAGGACCATCACTTTCTGGAATGTCTTATGGTGTTAACATTGGAGCACTTGCAGAAGCAACTGGTGCTGCAGAAGGACAATACACATCCATAGGAACTTATCTTAAGCCAAGATTCCAAGGTGATACTGAAGTTGGTCGTGGTCTTGGTAAGTATCAGTTTATGAGTTACCGTGGTGATGTTAGAGATATGGTGAGAAAAAATGCAACTGAATCGGGTATGTCAGATGCTGACATCAACAAATTATTTGCAGAAAGTGAACGTGCGGGAAAAGTTGGTGAAGCTGCCTCACGAAAAATGTTGGACCTTCTGGGTGAAAAAGGTCAAGATGAATTGTTCAGAAGACATGTTATTAATACACTCACTCAAATTAAAAGAGCATATCCCAATGCAAAACCTGAGTTTTTAGTTAGAAGATTTGCAGCTGCACATATCTCTGGTGACTATAATAATTTGACATCACCTGATATACATGGAACTACAGGTGCAATGCATGGTGACAAAATATTTGCTGAGTATGAAAGAATTATGCGGAAACTGAGTAATCCACAACTCCAGAGTTCTGCTCTTCCTGCAAGTTCAATGTCTCCTGTTTCTCAAAGAGTAGCAATGGCGATGCCTATGGGTGCTCTTGCGGAGGTTTTGGAACCCATAATCATTGATCAGAGGACAGGTGAACAAGAACCTGTGGCCACTGGAGTTCTTGCTGGTACAGAGGAAGTTCCATTTTTGAATCCTTCAACTGGACCTTCTCCTTATGCGTCTTTGTTTGGTATTGGAGTAGCATAAGATGCAGAACATTTTTAAGATAGATGCAATCAGAGCCATTCGTTCAGTTCGTGTAACGACTGAGAGACTTGCTCGTGTAATGAAGAACGATGCTCTTAGTCGAAAAAGAGATTATCAACAGATCAAGGAACTCAATTATAGACTTGCAAGGGTTATCCCTATTATTCCTGGTAGGTTAGGTGCTGCTGGTGCTATCTTTGGAGTTGGTGCGGTTGCATCATCTAGTGGTGGTTTGCTTTTGCCACCTTTTCCACCTTTTGGTGGTTTGCCTCCATTGGGTCCTGGTCCTGGACCTGGACCACAAGGACCTGGACCAACAACTCCATCACCCACACCAGGACCTATTCCTCCAGTTATTACTAGAGAAGAAGAGGTGGAAACACCCGTACCAGAACAAGTTCCATCACAAACTCCAGTACCAGCACCAACGCCAGCACCAATCCCAATCCCTACAATACCTTACCCTGGACCTGGAGTACCAGGATCACCAGAAGTACCTGTTGAACCTGAGGTTCCTGCTCAACCTGAACAACCTCCTGTTATTGTTCCTCCTAAACCAAAAGAACCTGAAAAGGAACCAGGAGTTGAACCTGAGAAAGAACCAATCCCTCTTCCATCTCCTCCTCCACCACCAATTCCTCTAACGCCACCTTTCCCACTTCCTAGAAGGAAGAAGGAAAAGGAGGAAGAGAAAGAACTGGTCCCTACGGCCATGTCTTTGTATGAGTTTGAATTGGCATTAAGATCTAGAAGACAAAAAGAAAAGGGTGCCGATCCTGCATGGTTGGCTCCGTATTATCAATATTTGGGTGAGTTTTTTGAAACAAACAAAGCTAAAAGAAACACACTAGATGGTTTCATTAACCCTCAGAAATATCCATTATCGGGTGCAGTTGAACTTCCTGATGGCGGCTTATTGACAGTGAATCCTATTGGTAGTCCATTCAATAGACGACCTTCATTTAGATATGTAAATGGTATCAAAAGAAAGAAGGGAGATAAAAATGCGAAACAAGTTTTAGCGTGGATGAGTCTGGTACAGGATGTTATGAATGTATTGGGTCCCTTTGCTGGTGCGGCCGCTCGCCGCCCAGGACAGACGAGACCTGGACAAGCTCCCACTGTTAAAGATCCAAAATATAAGCCACCTAGAGCTGAACCTGCTGTACCAGAACCATCACCAGGGAATGTGATTGTTCCTGGTCCAAAGGTAACTCCCGTTCCCGCTGCTGCATCGAGTCAAACTATTAACGTAACTCCTACGGCTAAACGAATCAGAAGGAGTGGTGGACAAGGTGTTACAGAATTTATTGGTTCTGGTTCCTCTCGTAGAATTCAGAAAACTTTTTCCGCACAACAAAGAGAAGCCCTACGAGGTTTTAATAATGAACAACTAAACAATATTGTCAAAGACAAGAGTATGCCAAAGTCTACAAGAGATGCTGCTCAAGATATCTTAAATAGAGATATGCAAAGAAACGTGATAACTAGAGATTCGGGTGCAGTACAAGGTCCAGTTCAACCTGGAGGTGAGGTGAAAGAAATAATTCAACCAATTGTCATCTACAGAGGTAAGAAATGAACTACACAAAAGAAGTAAAAATCAGAGATTTTAAAATTACCTCTCTTGGTGGTAATGTTGCCGAAATCGGTGCGGGTGTTGATGCGATTATGCAGTTTGATTACTTTGAAAGTATTTTCAAACCAGCTGTAGAGGGTAGACTGTTAATTACATCCAGAACTAAAATTATATCCACTCTTCCTATCATTGGAACTGAGAGAGTTGAACTGACTATTGATCATCCATCAAAGACACTTGAATTTACTGAATGGGTTGTACAAGGTGCATCTGAACTATCCACCAGTTCCACTCAAACTGTAACTGAGATTATTTTAACTACACCTCAGAACATTATTCAAGAACTTGAACAGTTTAGACTTACAAGTAGATATGAACCAAACATCAAAATTAGTGGACATGTAACATCTATTCTGAGTGGTCTTCAGATTCCAAGTGATAGTATTGATATTGAAGCGACTGCAAACTCGTATGGATTTTATGGTAACTTCTGGAGACCATTTAAGGCTATCTATTGGCTAGCCAAGAGAGCAATCTCTACAGGTGGTGGTGATCGTGCTGGATTTTTATTCTGGCAAACGTTTGATGGTTACAAATTCAAAAGTATTGATACGATTGCATCTCAGGGTAAAGAAAATGCAGTTTCGTATAGACAAGTTGAATATGTTGGTGAGGAAACAGATAATTTTAGGATATTCAATCCTTTGATGGAATACAATCAAAATATCATCCGCACCTTGAGGACGGGAGGATATGGAGATAAAACTTTGTTTTTCAATCCATACGGACTTCCACAAAATAATCAACCATCTGATCAACACGAATATAATAATACGTTCGGTAAGACGGATAGTTTCGGAACCGACGATTTACAAGAACGTGGCCTTGGTGTTGGAGGCAAACCAACTAATGTTGATGTTCAACCTTATGTTGGTGGAACGATGACAACTGATGGTACGGTTAAAGAGGAGGACGATAGCGGAACTCCTCAGAAGTGGTTGTCACAATCTAACATCAGATATCAACAGATGTTGTCACAATCTCAGAGAGTCACTCTTCCAATGAATCTTGATCTTTCTGCAGGTGATCCTATTGATTTATCGTTGATAAGCCCTAACGAAGGACTTGACAGTCACGAGAGTGGGGTGTATCTTATTAAGGACATTAGACATACGGTGAGTTTTACTGACGGTGTTGAATGTTACAGCCACTTAAGATGTATTCGTGACAATTATGGAAACGAGACATCAAATACATCTGGTTTGTTAAATAGCTAAAAAATTCTTACTAGTATGGAAAACATCGAAGCACATATTGCTAAGGATAAAGAAATCCTTGACAATCCCCAAACGTCCCCTCAACAACGTCGTCACATTGAAGGCGAACTGCATGACTTAGAAGAATATGCAGAGCGTCATCCAGAAGATCATCATGATCCCTCGCCTCTTGAACTGTATTGTGATCAAGAACCTGGTGCTCCCGAGTGCAAGATTCACGATAACTGATAAATAATCCAAAATCATCTAATGATGAACGAAGTACTATCGAGACCTGGTAGCATGGGGTCTGACGGCCTCAAGTGGTGGATCGGGAGAGTCGCTCCTCGATCCGCATGGGTTAGTGGTGGTACTTTGGTCAATGATAAAGATGTCGGAGTAGACTCCGCAAAACCTGAGATTGATATTTACTACAATAGAGTCAAGGTATCCGTAGTTGGGTATCATGACAAAATCACGAACCCAGTGGATCTTCCCTGGGCTCACATCATGGCAACTCCTATGTTGCCATCAGGGTATGGTTTCAAAGATGCAACTCATTACCTAGAGGGTGGTGAGAGTGTATTTGGTTTCTGGATGGATGGAGAAGATCAACAGAAACCCGTTATTCTTGGTGTCTTCTATAGACATAAAGTTGCTGAAGACACTACAATTCCTCCTAAGGGATCTCCTGCAGTTCCTGCTTCAGTGGGTTCAGCTGCTGAGATGGAAAATACTGGTGGTTCGGATAGTGGTACTACCAATGTAGCAACTGGTCAACCAATAGCGGATAAACAACCAGTACAACCACCAAACTCTGGAACTGACGGTACAACAGGTAGTCCGTCAGAAGGTGCAAAACCCAGACTACCTGTTTCGGATGAGGGTTCTACAGAAAAGGGAATGTCCACTGCGGCCCTTAAACATCACTTTAACCTGAATAGAAAGACAAGTAGACCAACCTGTAAGAGAGATAATCTCATCGGGGAAATTACAGGATATCTTGGTGATTTTGCTGAACTTCTAATTGGTATAGAACAATATGCAACTTTTTATATCAACACAGCTACAGGTATTGCGACGAACCTTTTAAGTGAAGTTAAACTAATTGCAAAATTAATTGCTGGTATTCTTACAGGTGTAATCAATAAAATAAGAGATACCATTTTTGCGTTTGTTGGAGATAAAGTATCTGGTTTAATCAATACGATTCTTCCTGATGAAGTTAAACCTATTCTTGGTGACGCTACAAAAACTATCCTTGACACACTGTATTGTTTATTTGAAAAGTTCATCTTAGGACTCTTCGATATTATTCAAGAGATGTTGTTTTCTCTTATTGGTCAGTTTATTAATGCAGCTGCTTGTGCAGCGGAAGAGTTCATTGCTGGCCTTCTTGGTACGGTCAATTCGTTTCTTGATGACACGATTGGACCCGTCATTTCAAGTTTAAATGACGCACTTGGTGGAATCTTGGGTGGTATCAATAGTTTTGTTGGTAAGGCACTGGATGTAATTGGATTAGTTTTCAACTTCATTGGTTGTGACAAGTTCAAATGTCCTCTTCCTTCTAGATTTGATAATTCTTATGGACCAACACAACAAGAAAGAGATGCTGCAGACAAGATTGCAAGTAAAGCTTCACTTTTAAACATTCCTCTTTCTTATGATAAAGATGGGAATCCAAACCAAACTGTTGGAAGTGCTTTACAAAATGCTGAAAAGAACCCTGGATCTATCTTTGGTCTGAAAGAACAGACACCAAAAGATAAACAAAATGCAGCCGCTGTTGCAGCTGCAGCAGGTCCATGTAATAGTGGTATCCTAGTTTGTGGACCACCAACAATTACAATCTTTGGTGGTGATGGAATTGGTGGATTGGCCAATGCAGTTGTCAACAATGTGGGTAATGTAATTGGTGCTCAAATTCTTGACGGTGGATTTGGATATACGCAAGCACCATATGTCAATATTCAAGATGCTTGTGGAAACGGAAAGGGTGGTAAAGGCACTGCAATTCTTGGACCCAACGGAACAATTACTAAAATTGTTATTGATTTTGAAGGATATGGATACTATAATGATATCAAAGAAGTGAAGACAATCTTTGGTGATATTGAAGATGATAGTATCAGTGATGGATCAAATTCTGGTGAAGAGGAAGTCATTGGATTCATTGATGATATAATTATTGATAGTGGTGGTATTTCTTATGATGAGGGTGACACTATTCAAATTGTTCCAAATGAAGGTGCTGAGATTGAACCAATTATTATTAATGGTCACATCGTAGATATCAATATCATTAATGGTGGTCAAGGATTCACATCGATCCCAACTATCACAATAAATAGTAAAACTGGAATTGGTGCTGAACTAACACCTGTTCTTGGATTCAAACCAATCGATCAAGCCGATCCAATTGATCCTGGTAAGATCGTAACCGTAATTGATTGTGTATCAAGGTAAT